AGAATTAGAAGATAATAATCTAGACGAAGATAATTCTATAGAAGAATCGGATAATCCATGAACTATTATTTAGCAAATTTAAAATTCAATTACATAAATATTTTTATCATCCGTTTATATATAATAGAATGTTCAAAGAAATCATGAGTGGGTTTTCCAAATTTTTCACAAAAGAAAGGACTCTTGTTTTAATTATATTCTTAGTTCTCGCCGGGGCTCTTTTTTCATATTCAGGCTCCAAAGTAAATGTCTATGATAATTTAGAAACCGGTACTCCTACAGTAAAAACTACTGCTCCTGTTATTGCAACTACAACCACTGGAGGTACAACCGCTACAACTGTTGCTACTGCTCCTACTACAGGATATGCTCAACAAGCTGTCGCAAACCCTTCCGATTTGTTACCCAAAGACTCAAATAGTCAATGGTCCGCTTTGAACCCCAACTCTATGAATGGTGGTGATATTTTGATGCCTGATTTATTACAAGCCGGCTACCATATTGGTCTTGATACCATCGGCCAAACCCTTCGTAACCCCAATCTTCAATTACGCTCCGACCCAATTATTAACAAAGCCGATATTGGACCATGGAACCAAAGTACAATTGAGCCCGATTATGGTCGTGTCCCATTAGAGCTTGGAGCCAGTAAATAATAATAATAATTAAAAAATAGTAACATTGTGATTTTTCATATACCTATATAATAGAATAGGTACATGAGTCTTATAGAATATAGATATCCAAACGGTTTTAGGGTTATTTATGAACATTATGTAAATAAAATTCCTATTACTGGTGCTTATCTATTTTGTGATATGGGTTCTGTTTATGAGTATGATGGTATGCGAGGCGTATCTCATTTTATAGAACATATGTGTTTTAAGGGTACGAAGAAGATTCCAGATTCTAATGATATTTTTGGTGAATATTCTAAAATTGGTGCCTATTTCAATGCGGTCACAACCAAAAGATATACATGTTATACTGTAAAATGTCAGGACGAATATTTGGAAAATTCTTTAGAAATTGTTTCTGACATGATGATGAATTCTACGTTTAAAAGCAATGAATTTAATAAAGAGCATCTAGTAATTGTTGAAGAAAATAATAACGATAAAAACAACCCACATATTATACTGGATAATGAAGTTGATAAAATATTATTCAAGGGAAGTTCATATGAATTTCCAGTTGACGAAATGGAATATCATAATAAAGAAACCCTGAAATATAATGATGTTTTAGAATTTTATCATACCTATTATCATCCTAGTAATATGATTCTCAGTATTGTTTCTCATTTACCATTTGATAAAATCAAAAAAATGTTGAAATCTACCTTCTTTTTAAAAAAACAAAAATTGCCTTCACCTACTGTTATTCCATTCATGCGTTATGATTTAATTCGTTATACTGAAATTCAATATAAATTAATCATGAAAGAAGGATTATCTAATACATTGCTTAGTATTGGTTTTAGAACCTGTCCACATAACTCTCTAGATAAATATACTTTATTTTTACTAGCAAAGATAATGGGCGGAGGATTTAGTAGTAGATTAATGAAATTATTAAGAGAAAAAAAAGGCTTGGTATATACAGCGAAATGTGATACAAAGAATTATGAAAATACCGGTAGTTTTGTATTTTTTACAGAAACGAAATCTAGTAATTTTTTTGCTGGAAAAGGTAGTCATGGTGTCTTACCTCTTATGATAGGTATTCTTAATGATATGAAAAAACATGGTGTAACTATTGAAGAAATTAAGAACGCAAAAGGCAATATTAAAGGAGGTAATATTTTAAATTTAGAGAACATAGGTGTGAGAACTCAATATAATGGCGAGGAATTATTAATGCGTAGTGGTAGTGATGATAAAGCTATTGTTCCTTATTCTATGGTCTATGATAAATATATTGCTTCTATTAGTAAGGAAGATATAGCCAGGCTAATAGATAAGTATTTTGTACGTGAAAATATGTGTGTTTGTGTTTTAACAGGGAATACTTTAGATGCAAATAAAGTAAAGATGAACTGTGAACGTTTTTTGTAATTTTCTAATGAAATAATATTTAGTCGTTTTATATATATTTTCTTTGAATTATATATAAAATGAATTTTGCCGTCGCAATCTATTCCGCTATTTTGTTCTTCATTCTTTCTCCCGGTGTTCTTTTACGCCTTCCCCCCAATGGAAGTAAAATGACAGTTGCCGCTGTCCATGCTTTAGTCTTCGGTATCATCTTATATTTTACTGCGTCTACAGTTTGGCGCTTCTCTATGTCAATGTCCCCTACACCCATGCATAAAGAGGGTATGAACATGCCAGAATCCACTAGCAAGCCAAACATGTCTTATTAATTAAATCATAGAAATATAAAATGCACCGTATTTATATAATAAAATTGTAAATGGATAAATACGATGTTCTAGGATATTTAATTATCGGATTTGTTATCGCAGCATGCGGGTATATGTATTACAGAAGTTCCGATGAATTCCAATTAAAATGTATCATATCAAATGTTGATGGAAATAAATATTGTGTCAGAGAGCGTGCAAAATTACAAGCTGCCGCTGACCTTTTAGCAACAATTACTGAGAAGTGTAAAAAACTTGTTCAATACATGGACCAGCATCATGGTGAAGAAGAGCGTGTTCAACTCCTAGTAAAAGGTTATAATCCTAAACGAATAGTAGAAACTCTTCCTACCAGCGAATATACGGCATATAGTGAGAACAAGGGTGAAAAATTAGCCTTTTGTCTCAATCGTTCCAAAAATGAGAATGATAATTTAATTGACGAAAGTACACTTATGTTTGTAGCTATTCATGAACTCGCCCACGTAATGACCAAATCTATTGGTCATAAGAGTGATTTTTGGGAGAACTTTAAATATTTATTAGAAAATGCCAAAGAAGCTAAAATACACAATCCTGTGGATTATAAAAAAGATAAGAAGGAATATTGTGGTATGAGTATTAATGATAATCCTTATTATGACTCATAAATAGAGGGAAACCTAAACCCTTCCTTTTTTGCGTATTTCAAATACCCAGTAATCTTAAATAATTATTTTTTTAGTAAATTTAAAACTAGGTATTTTATTACTAGACGAAAGCAGCGGTGTTTGGGAATATCCGTTTCTTAATAAAAAACTACAGGTATTTTTGTATAAATCCATTATTTCTATATTATGATGACTTGCTCTAAGAGTTTCAGCAACTGCATTAGAAAAAGCTCCAACGTTTTCGTCCATAACATTATACGAATCGGCACTGGTCTGGTCATCTCGGCATCCACTTAAAACATAGATATGTTGATTTTCTAATTCTATATTATTATTATAAGTAACATTTTTGTTATCAAATGACCAAGGCATATCAATTATGCTTCCACTATGACAGCAATCAAAAAACATTACTGTTGGACATTCGGCTTTTTTAATGATTTCTAACAAATCAATGTCTGCTATTACACCTTCCTCTTGAAAATTAGAAGGAATTATAATCTGAAAATTAGGATGACAAGGAATTATAATATCATTACAACTCTGAGATTGTAATTGAGAGCCGTGTCCACTGTAATGAAACCATATTTGCTCTAAATTTTCACTATTTAAAAATATGTTCTTCATTTGTTCCAAAATATTAGTTTTTGTTGGTTGTATAAAATCACCGGAATCGTCTCTCAAAATAACAATATTAGAAGGTTCATAATCATATGCATCAATAAGCATATTTCGTAAAATAATTACATCATTAATACATCCCTTTAAAGAAACAGTTGGACTACTAACGTAATCAATTCCGATTAACAAGGCTTTTTTCATTTGTTAATATAAATGATAAAAGAATAAAAAACTTACATAAATTATAAGTTTATTGTATATATAGTAATAATTATGGAATCTCAACCACTTTCTGAAGTTATAGAAATTCCAGAAACTGAAAAATATATTTTGTGTTTATTAAATCAACAGGGTAAGCCTACAAAATACGTTGTTTTTAATGGTAATTCTACACCTATGACAGAGGAACGAATCAAAGAAAAATTATTTAGCAAAGACAATAGTGGTGATTTTTCAAAATTAAACCCGCAACCCGAATTTTACAACAGCTCGCAACAGATACATAAAGATGATACTATTCGTACCATAAAAAAAAAAATAATTCACGAACTAGGTAAAAATGAAGTATGTTATGAAGAAATTTATATTTTTGGACAGCAACTTCACGAAGTAGACCCCGTAAATATTTTAAATAAAGAAAAAGAATTATTTACAGGTAAAATGGTGTCTCAATTAGCAATTAATATACAATTAGAGGATTCATATTATGAAGAATTAATAAAAATGGAGAAAACGGCCTATCAATACGAAGACCTAATAAAATACATCAACAAGAGTAAAAAATATAAGATTTCTATTCCCCTCGGACAACGGTTCTCAACTTACCGCGATTTAATGTTTTCAGGAAATCCGTTTGATGTAGAAATGCAAAAAGATGACCCGGTTCCGGCATTCCAACTTTCTAAAAATAATGAATTATATACTTTTGAGAATAATTTACTTTTAAATTATGGTGAAATTATTGATAATGTTATTTATCTCTGTAAAGTTGGGGATGTTCTAGATTATGCAGAATCAGTAGAATATTCGTATGCGGATGGCTCTACAGAAGAAAAAGTAGTCATTGACCAGTCTTTTATGATTGAATTATACTTCCCTCTCTTATTTAAAGAAGAAATACTGAATAAAGATTTGTTTTTAGAAAAACAGCAAGAGTTTATAGAGCGTAATTCTAGATTATTAAAACCGGGAACATTCCAATTATACGACACCGTGGATTTGTTTTACAATATTTATCATAGTAGAAAAAGCGAATTAACCTATCTGGAATCAGGTATTTCTGATTTTCATGTTATAATACACCCTGAGATAGATATCCCTTTACCGTTAGATATAATATTTAAACAGATTCATGCTACCAAAGGTTCGGGTTCAGATAATCTGTATTATCCTTTCATACCTTTAATTAAATATAATCCAGGAAAACGTAGAGAAAGTATGTTTCGTTTTTATAGTGAAACCATATCTAAAGACGGTAAAAAAATACCATTCTTATCAAAAAAAGTAATTAGTTCAATTTCAAAGGAAAATAAGAAAGCAAACCAAATTGTCATTTATTGTAGATATACTACGGTTAAAAAAGAAATTATAGATATTTATGTAGATATTAACGCGGATGGTAATATAGGCTTACGATCTACTCTTAGTAAACCTTTGGCATTATCTATCATAGAAACAATTATTTATAATGTAGTGAATCCAATTATAATAAAAATGAATAAAATATTAGAAAAATCTGGGTACAAGGTAAAAAAATTTACTAGTATTAATGATGAGAATATAGAAATACTTACTTTACGTCATCAATCTACTATTACAGTAGATAAAACAATTAATTTTAGAAAAATAACAGGATGTTTGACTAGTTTGTTTGATATAATTGATACTGATTTAGATGTGAATAAGGGGATACTTTTAAATTTTATACGTGTAGATAATTATCAGAAGATGAATGCTATATCTTCTATGATTACTGATGTTTTTAAGAGAACAAACAGCCAAGAAGAGATTATTGAGGCATTAATAGTAAATTTTTCTTTTACTAGAGAAGCAGCGATTAATGAAATTGTTAATTATTTTAATCAACATCAGCGTATTCATGGTCAATATGTAAACAAATTAGTAGACGTAACCGATAATCCGGGGTTTCCTATTTCAATACATAAATCGTCATTTGATAATAAAATGCAAATTAAAATAGACCAAATTTATTCAGTTCAGTTTATTGATATTATGAATGTCTATATTGATAGTATTATTAGAATGCTTTTATTTTCACAAAAGATTCCTAGTGAATTATTAGAGAAAATAAAAAAATTATGTTCTTCAGTTAGACGCATAGAGGAAGAGGAAAAAATAGAGAACCTTATTGTTAAAAATAAAACTACGGTCGTTCAACCATTGGTTTTTATTGAAGATGAAGATGAGGAAGAAGAAGATAGGTATTTACCTGATGAAGATGAAGATGAAGAGGAAGTTATTGATTCAACTGAACAAGAGGAAGAGGAAGAAGGTTATTTACCGGAAGAGGAAGATGAAGTTGATGAAGACACTAAAAGCAGTGGTGGAGCAAAAGATAAAGGCTCTCTAAAAGAGGAAAAATCTAATATTTTTACCAAACGTTTAAAGGAAAAAGAGCCAAATCTTATACTTACAAAGCCTCAAGGTAAATTTGTTTCTTA